GTGGTTGATCCGGTGCCGCCATCGGTGACCGGTACCGTATCGCCTTCACGGTAAGCGGCCGGGGTGACGGTTCGGTTGTCGGTAATGTTTGCGTTTGTGATTGTCGCCGCCGCCGCCGCAACCGCAACGGTCGCTAACAAAATAGAGTTGGCGGGCATGGATGGCGCCACCGGACTAGCGGCCGGCGTGCCGGCCAGCACGGCCAACGCCCAAGCATTAACGGCCCCCGAATAGGCTTGGTCTTCAATTTTGGCAACAACCAAGTCAATGCGTGGGTTTGACACGTCGGCGGCGGTGACGGTGACAGTGGCCGAGCCCCGATTTTCTACAATGTACGGGCCCTGGTAGGTGCCTTCGGTGCCTTGGATGATGGCCCGGCCGCCGGCGACATCAACCGACATTGCCGGGGTTCCAGTTTCCGTGACGCTTAGGTCACCGGCGGCAACGATGCCTTCGTTGCCGGGGCCAATGAACACGTCGAAAGCCCGGCGGACGTCTTCGGCCGGGTGTGTGCCGGCTTGAATGAAAATGGCGGGGTTTTGTTCAGTCATTTTGGGGGGGGTCTTTCTAGGCGTAGGCGTTGCGGGAATACACCACGAGAGTGGCGGCCCCGGAACCCGTCCGGGTCAATCGTAGTTCGTTAAGTCCGGGGGCTAGGTCAAACCATGTTGAATCGGCGTTTAGGGTGTTGTAGTTGTTAGTGATGCCGCCTAGTTTCACGGTCCGGTTTTGCGTGTCTACTTCGAGGTAGTCGGCGGCGGTCGCTAACGTTTTGGTAAAAGCCAAAAACGCGCCATCGCTCGACCTAGTAACCACCGGGTCTTGAACGGGGCCGTATATGCGGAACGTGAACGGGGCCGAAAAGTTGCCGGCGTTTGTCACTTCGGCAAGACCGGGGGTGATAGCGCCACCAAACGAAAGGTCGAAAGTTGCCGGGAATGTGAGGCCAGCGGTTGCCGTTTCGGCCGCATTAACGGAAACAATCGTTTGATAAATGCCGTATAAGCGGGGGTCGGCGGCGGATAGTAGAAAGGTCGCACGGGCCACACCGTTAGCGAACCGGATGCCGATTGGTACGTCACGGCGTCGAACATGGGCGGTTGCGGTAACCACGGTTGAATTGGCGACGCCGGGAAGCCAAAAGGCGATCGGTTCCGGGTCCACTGTTGGCCCCATGGCACGGGCTAGGGCGTCAAGTTTGGCGGTCATGGTTGACGTGTTATCGTCCACAATTTCAAACGTGAGAATTATCGACCGGGCGGAAAGGTAATCTTCCCCGGCAATGGAGCCGTTTCGTTGCGCTAGGGCCCTGTCGGATGGCACGGCCGGCGGTGCGCCGGCCAAACCTTCAATGTTTACGAGGTCGTAAACGGTGCCGTCGCCCATTAGTAGACCGTTGCGCTCTATTTGCCATTCGGCCGTGATTAGTGCACCTGTCGACATTATTAGCCCCCGGCGTTCGCTAGGTAGATTTCGTGGGCTACGGCGGCGCCGATGGCGGCGGGGTCGGCCATTGTGAGAACCTGAACGGAAACGTCCTTGACACCGCCATGGCCGTAAGCCGTGTTGTTGTTGTTGTATTGGCTCGACCCAAACAAAGAAACGTTGTTGCCTTGTGGGTCTAGATAACTGCCGGGCGTTCCCTCCATAACTATGTCTTGACCAAAACGGTTGGTGGTCGGGTCGTCGCCACCACCAAACACGCCAAGGCCGGCGCCAATTATGCTTGCCCCATTTTCAATCGCCCATTTGACCGACCCCGGCAACATGTCCCAAATGACTTCGCCCACAAATCGAAGCGCCCCAACTAGACCGTCAACAATTTTGTCGCCCATATAGGCGCCGGCGTCTAGTAGTAACTGGCCGCCGGCTTTCAACCCGTCCCACATTAAACCGGGTAACGCCTTGACCCCTTCAACAATCCTGTCGAAACCGCCTTTCGCCATTGCTTCAACGGAAGCAAAAACGGCTTTGAACGATAGTTTCACGGCTTCCCAACCCAGCAAGAAAGCGCCTTTGAGTAGGGTCCACAAACCGGAAACTTGTTCGATAATGGCGTCCCACATTCCCGACCAATTGCCAGTGAATAAGGATTTCCAAAAGTCGAACACCCCGGTGAGGTATTGAAGAGCGCCTTCGACAATGGTTTGGATTGCACCCCATGCGTTGGTGGCCGCTTCGGTGATGGTGTCGCCCCAACGCCCCCACAAATCTATGACAAACCCAACGAACGCTTCCGCCTTTTCTTTGATCCACTCGAACGCCCCGACGATAGCCCCAACGATTGCGTCAAAGATTGGTGGCACGTTGTCGCGCATCCAACCAAACGCCACCATTGCAGCATCCGCCATTTTGTCGACGACTTCCCGGAATATCTCTACGTTTTGGTAGGCCCAAACTAGGCCGGCCGCTAATGCAGCTATGGCGGCGACGGCCGCAACAATCGGGGCGTAAGCTACAACAAACGCCGCCGCTTGGGCGACGAGCCCGGCTACTAGTGCATAGGTGGCCGTCGCCCATGCAACAACGGCGCCGACAACCACGGTGCCGACGACGGCGGCAAACGCCGCAAGGGCCGGGTCGTTTTCTTTGATCCAATCAAACGTAGTTTGCAAAGCGTCAAATACGGTTTGAATGCCTTCAACTAGGGCGGCGCCGGCGTCTTTCACGGCGTCAAAGCCGTCCGCTAACACGGCCATGATGGCGTCCCAGTTTGCGTTGACCCAATCAAAAACGCGGATTGCAGCATCCTTTACGGCGTCAAACGCCGCCACTAAAAACGGTAAAGCCATTTGGTAGAGCTCAACGGCTTTGTCTTTGACACGGTTAAACGCCGCCGTTAGTGGCGGCAAAGCCCTTTGGTACACTTCAACGGCTATGTCTTTGACACGGTTAAACGCCCCGATTAGCGCCGGCAAAACAACGTCGGTTACATACCCAACGGCGTTTAAGACCGTTTCACGCCACACCGGGAATTGTTTCACCCCGTAGTCAACAAATCGTTCAACAATCGGCAAAACGTGTTTCTCGATTGTGGCGGCGATCTTGTCGAGACCTTGCCGTTTCAAGCTTTCAAGTTTGGTTCGTAGGTTGTCGCCTAGTTCCTCACCCAAGGCGGCGGTCGTACCTTCCACGTCCTTAAAACCGTCGCCCATTTTTTGCACACTGTCCAAAAATTCGGGAACGGCGGTGGCCCCCAAGTCCTCAAGCGGTGTCCCGAAAAGCGCGATTGCGGCTTCGGCCTGGGCGGCTGGGTCTTCTATCCCTTCAAGCGCCTTGATAATGTCGAACGTGGCCGCCGATGCTACTTCGCCGCCCTGCAACAACAGTTGTTGGTATTCGCCCATGTCCGCACCCATAAGGGCGAAAGCGTCGGCGGTAGCCGTTGAACCGTCGGTTGACCGAATAGAAAACTCTTTGAAAGCGTCGCCCACCTTGTCAAGCTGGATCGCTCCGCCTTCCCCAAAGTCGGCGAACAACGTCAACATGTTTTCACTAGACAAGCCGAGCTCGTCAAACACGCCGCCGTATTCCTTAATAGCCGAACCTAGTTCGTCCCGGACTTCGGCGGACATGTCGCCACTAGCGGCGGCAATCAAATCAAAAGCGTGTTCGCCCGTAACCCCGAAAGATTCGGCTAGCTCACTGGCCGTCTGCATTGCTGTATTGACATCACCGTCAAACCTTTTGGCGAGGATGAACGCTGATTCGGTGAGTTGTTCAAGGTTGGCGCCTTCACCAAAAGCACGTTCGGTTTCCGCCATAACTGTGGCGACTTGTTCGAGGGATTCGCCCCAGGCGTCACGGTAAATGTTGGCGGACGATTCGAGGATGTCGTTACCGACGACAGACCGTAACGCTTGCCGGTCCATGGCGTCGCCGAAACCGTTCACGAATCCGGCGGCGGCGGTAGCGCCGGCGGCGACCATTGACGCCCCGGCCGCTTTACCAAACCCGGAAACGACGCCGCCAAGTTTGCCAAGACCCGATTCGGCGACGCCAAGCGCTTTTGTTAGGCCGGTGGCGTCGCCGAGTATTCGGATTTTTACGCTTTCGGCCATGGCGCCCGGCTCATTTCATGCGGTTACGGCTACGTTCCATAAGGTCCGCATCCCTAGCAATAGTTTCTAACGCTTGCAATTCCCACGCCCGCAATTGCCGGGCTTCGGTCCATGATAGGCCAAAACGGTGCATGACCCCGGCCAACCGCCTAACCCGGTTTTCTCGGGCTAGGCCCCTTCTTTTCCCGTTTCATCGTCAACGGTTTCAAACACGATTGAACCAACGGGCATTGCCCGCACTTCTTCAAGTGTCAAATCGGGGTTCGTGCGTAACCCCGCCACGTAGCCTAAGGCCAGCATCATTTTTACTTGGCCGTCTTCGGGCTTCCCGGTAGGGATAACCCCACAAATGTCTTCGACAATTTCGAGTTCGCCATACGTGAAGTCGTCCATGGAAACCACGGTGATTTGTGGCGCCACTTTTTCGGTGTCGTCTTTTTTGGTCATGGGTTGGGTTCCTTTTTGTTGAGGGTTCGGGGTCATGTTACCCCGCCCGTTTACAGGTTGCGTTTAGTCAACGCCTTAACGGCTTTTTCGTACGCTTTCGACACTTGTTTGTGTTTGTTCGCCAACGCTTTTTGGGGGAATAGGTTGCGGGGTTGCCAACCGCCTTGCGGGCGTGGGTTGCGTTTGCTTCCCCAACCCCAAATGGCGGGGCCGGCGTACGGGGTGCGGGCGGGCGTCCCAACTTTCACCGACGCTTCCCGTTGCCCCGCCTGGGCCTTTACAGATTTTTGTAGCCGGCCGCTTTGGCGTGGGGCTAGGCGCCTCGCTTCAACGGCCACGATTTCGGCGGCCGCCAAGTTGGCTTTCCTAAGTTCACGGGGCAAGGCTTTGTCGACGGTCCGCAACGCTTTTTGAACGTCTTTAAGACCGTCGACTTGTAGCCCCACGGCTTGTTGTTTGGCCACCGTTGCCCGGTTATCAAACGGCGCTATCGGCGCTTTGATAAGTCAAGCTGATTGCCGCGTTTGTGCCGTCGTGCATGATTTGGAAAGGCAAGGTTTGGCGTGGCGTGTCGCTCAACGAAACAACCGGCGCCGCATCCGTCCAGTTCACCGCCCGCATACGAATCGCGATTTCGTCGTTATACGGCGATTCGATTTCGGCGCCGGTCCATTTAAGCTCAATGTCAACAACGGTTCCGGAAGTCCATTCGGCATAACGGGTTGTTCCGGTAAAGTCTATCGCAACACTACCTTCGTACATTGGAACGGCGTTCCGGACTGGCTCTTTTTTGAGTTCCGAACCCCGCAAATAGTAGCGGTCAGTCTTTAGGCCCAAGTTAACGTTAAGGGATAGGTCGAGGGCGTGGAGCGATTCTGGGGTGCCGTCGGGGTCAAGGGTTACAACGCAATCGGTCCAGTCAAACGGCGTGGTGTCCGCCGGGTAGGCGGGGGTTCCTGCACCGGTCACAATGTCGACATCTTCAAAGTCGAAGTCGAACGTCATGGTGAGCAAACCGGAAGGTGATTGGGTCAACGACCAACCGGTGATGACACACCCGTGATAAGTGAAAGCGCTCGAACCCGTTTCGAGAAGCGGCCTCAAAATTTGGATTGTGTAAGAAACGCCGGGGGCGGCGTCGCTAGTTTCGTATGTCTGCAAATAGGCGGTCGTGGCGCCTTGCTGCGTTGGCCCGGCCGATGTCCCTAAACAACCTTGCAACAGAAGGCCAAGACCGCCGTTCATGGCGTCAATTTCAATTGATCCGGTGCCGCCGGTGTGAACCGTTACGACCCGATCGGACCTAAGCGTTTGCATGTCGGCACGAAAACCGACCGACTCGATGCGCTCTTGGGTGCGCGTGAACGTATCGGCTTTGCCTTCAAACGCCCGAGTTAGCGCCGCCGGCGTGCCATACGTGGATTCCTGGCCAACGAGGATGGCCGCATCTAAAATACTCATTTGGTGTTTTCCTTTTTTGCGGCCCGTGTCCGGGCTTCACGAATTTTTCGGGTTACCCCGGCAACTGTAGACGCCGAACCGGCGTCGATTTGTTCCGAGTCTACGACATGGCGTAGCTCGTCGAGTGTTAGGCCGGCGAGGTCGTCGGCGGCGGCGTCTACGGTTTCCCAATCGCCGCCAAGGTTAACGGCATGTTCGCCGGCGTCTACCGTTCCGCCATGCGGCACGGTGTGCCATTCGGCGCCGATTCGCACGGTTGCGGCGTTGCCGTTGTTTTTATAAATCATGTCAGTCTTTCCCGCATTTCTAAGGTCATGGTCACGTCAACACGTTGCCGGCCGTCAACCGTTTCGCTTTGTTCAATTTGCATTGCGGACACGATGACGGAAAGGGCGCCGGAAGCAACCGGGGCGTTCGGCCATTCCGCCGGTTGCGGGTAGGCGGCTAGCCAATCGTCAACGGCCGCCGCAATCTGTAGCGCCCGTTGTTCGGCGTCGGCCGTGTCGGCCGTGATTTCGGCGGACGCGATAACGTCCCATTCCCATTCCCATATTCGGCGGCGGCGGCCAGTCGTCAACCGCATTTCGGGGGTTCCGGTGGTCCGGGTTTCGTCGCTTTGGAACAACGATTCCCGCCGGTAAAGGTCCGGCGCCGGCCGGCCATACGTCACCTGCACTAGTGGGGCGGCGGTGGCGGTCCCTGTAGTAATCCCTAAGGCCGCCAATTCGGTTTGTAACCCACGCTTCACGGCGCCAACGGTGGTGGTGGTAGCCATTACAGTTGGTGCCGGTTGGCGTTAAGTGTGGCGTTCACGTCAGGAAGCGGGGTGGGCC